GCCTGCCCCCACCGTCACCGATTCGGTCGCGCCGTGCGCGGCGGCGGCGAAGCGCAGCTGCTGCACCATGCCGCCACCCCCGCCGCCGCCCCCGGTGCGGATCGAGGCGCTGGCGCCGCAGCGGCCGGAGCCGCCCCCCCCGCCGCCGCCGATCGCCGTCACCTCCAGCCCGCTCGCCAGCGGTGGTTTGGTACTGGTGCCCGAACTGGCATAGACGATCCGGAGCGGCGCGATCCGCCAGTCGAACGCCTCCCACGCGCCCTTCCACCAGACGAACCACACCGCGTCGCCCTGCGCCGAGAGCCAGGCGAGGTCGCTTGCCGCGGCATTGCGCACGGTCACCCGGTTGCTGCTGGCGTCGCCCTTGTGGACGCGGAGGAAGTCGCCGTCGCGCACCGCGCTCGCCGGCAGGGTGACCGCGAAGCCGCCGCCGCTCGCATCGGCGCGGATCGAGCTGCCGCAATCGTCGCTCGACGCCGTATAGGCGGCGGTCTTCTCGATCTTGGGCAGCCGCGCGGCGCCGTCGTACAGTTCGTCGAAATTGGCGTTCGCCTTGATCCAGGCGGCACGCTCGGTATCGCCGGTGCCGTCATTGGCGACGGACCCGACATTGATGCTCTGCTTGGCCATGCTCAGCTCCTGTCGGTGCTGCGCAGCGTGGAATCCACGGTGCTGGTGGTGCGGTCGACCCGCGTCGAGAGACCGGCCCCCGCCGCCGGGGGCACGCGTCTGCGCGCCACCGCCGGGATGGACAGCGAAAGCCCGTCCATCAGTAGAGCGCCAGCATATCGGCGGCGGTGGTGCCGGTCGCCCGCACATAGCGCGCGCGGAACGGCAGGATCGTGCCGCCCGCCACGTTCTTCCACACCGTGTCGACGCTGCCGTTCACCCCGCGCATCGTCACCGTGCCGCCGGTGCCGACATAGAGCGCCTTGGGGATGTCGGTCAGCGCCACGGTGTCGCTCGGCACCACGGGAAGCGCCGAGGTTGCCGGGGCCGCGACATGGTCGGCCCGGTTCGCGAAACTGTCTGCCATGGGTCCCTCCTCCGGCTCAGTTGGCGGCGAACTTGAGGAGCTTGATCGCCTCCGAATTGCTCACCATGCCGCCCAGCCGCTTGGTCGCGTAGAAATGGACGAAGGGCTTGTTGGAATAGGGATCGCGGAGCAGCTGGGTGTCGCCGCGCTCGGCGATCAGATAGCCGGCCTGGAAATTGCCGAACGCGACCGAGAAGGCGTTGGCGGCGATGTCGGGCATGTCCTCGGCCTCGACCACCGGATAGCCGAGCAGCGTCGCCGGCTGGCCCGCGGCGATGCCGGGCTGCCAGAGCATCTGGCCGTCGCTGGTCTTGAACTTGCGGATCCGCGCGAGCGTCGCCGAGTTCATCACCCAGCTCGCCCCCTGGCGATAGGGCGCACGCAGCGCCTGGACCAGGTCGATCAGCTTCTCCTCCGGGTTCGCCGCGAAGGCGCCCGCCGCGCCGGTGGCGAGATATTGCAGCGTGCCGAAGGCGCGCGCCGCATCCGCCGCGGTCGAGGTCGGCACCGCGAGGAAGCCCTTGGGCTGGTTGGTGCCGCTGCCGTTCACGAACGCGGTCCCCTCGGCCTGGGCGAACTCGCGGGCGATCTCGCCGGCCAGCCAGCTTTCCACGTCGAACATCGCGTCGTCGAGCATCGCCTGGCTCGCCGCCGGATTGGCGTAGAGCTCGCCGAAGGGCGGTGCGACTTCGTTGAAGGTCGGCGTCGCGGTGATCGGGCGGGCGGCGGTGTCCGAGGCCCAGCCGCTGTCGAAGCCGCCGCTCGCGACCAGCTTGCGATAGCCGCTCGACCCCACCTTGACGACGTTCGCGATCGCCCGGATCGGCGAGATCGCCTGCAGCGTCACGTCGATCTGCGCGTCGATCTCGCGCGGCACCGCATAGCCGCCCTCCGCGCCGCTATTGCCCGACAGCGCCTTGGTCTCCACGCCGCCGCGTAAGTAGCCGTCGAACGCCGCGCTCGACACCGGCCGGCCGCCCGCCAGCATCGGCCGCACCGGCGGCAGCGTCACCTGTTCGAAGCTCGTTTCCATCGCATCCATGGTCTTCTCCCGCTCAAGAAAGATTGAAAAAACTCAGCCGACCGCGTGCACCCGCGCGAGCGGCTGCATCGGTTCGGCCACCAGGCTCACCTCGATCAGCTTGAGCGCCGTCAGCTCGCGCACCCGGCCGCGCCGGGCGGCGGCCACGCGGTAGCCGAAGGACAGCCCCGCAACGGCACCCTCGGCGACCAGCGCCGCCAGCCGCGGATCCTCGACCCGGCCGATCACCCGCAGGCCGCGCGCATCCTCGCCGATCGCCTCGATCGTGCCGACCGGCGCGCCGCGATGCTGCCAGAGCAAGGGCACCGGCCCGACGGCGCCGAACGCCCCCGGCCGCACCACGTCGCCGCCGCGGTCCTCGCGATCGAACACCGCGGCATAGCCGGCGAAGCGCACGCTCATTTCAGCCAGCCCGGAAAGCCCATCCGCAGCGCCAGCAGCACCAGCACCAGCGCGGCCAGCGTGCGGCCCAGCCACTGCATCACCGCCTTGATCATCGACTTCTTGGCATCCCGCCACGCGCTCAGCAGCTCGCGCAGTTCGGCCATGTCCTTGGCGGCGCCGCTATCCTCCAGCCCCAGCCGGGCCAGCGCGCGGTTCGCGCCCACGGTGCCCGCCTCTTCGGCAATGGCGCGGAGCGTGGTCAGCTCGGCGCCTTCGTCCTCGGCCTGCGCGATCAGCTGGCCCAGCATCGTTCCATCGGTCATGGCAACCCCACCATCTTGCGTTTCTCTTCGCTCGTCAGGAAGTCGGCGCCCGCGACCTGGCGCCACAGCAGCTCGCGCTCCTCGGCCAGCGCCGTCACCCGATCGAGATCGACCGCGAGCGAAGCACCCGGAAACCAGGCGCCCAGCCCCTTCGCCAGCCCGCCGAGCAGATGCTCGGCCATCGGCAGGATCGCGAGCCGCCACAGCGCGCGATTGGCCTCGCGGTAGTTGGCATAGGCGGCGTCGCCGGGCAGCCCGAGCAGCATCGGCGGCACCCCGAAGGCCAGCGCGATCTCGCGCGCCGCCGCGGCCTTCAGCCCCACGAAATCCATGTCGGCCGGCGTCAGGCTCATCGCCTGCCATTTGAGCCCGCCTTCGAGCAGCATCGGCCGCCCGGCATTGGCCGCGCCGGCGAACCCGGCCTCCATCTCGTCCTTCAGGCGGGCGAACTGGTCGGGCGCCAGCGCGGAGCCGTCGCCGGGATCATAGACCAGCGCCCCGCTCGGCCGCGCGGCATTGTCGAGCAGCGCCTTGTTCCACCGCGTCGCCGCATTGTGGATCGCGATCGCGCCCGCCGCCGCATCCAGGCAGCCCAGGCCATAATGGTCGTCGGCAGGGTGGAAGGCGCGCAGATGCAGGATCTGCGGCCGCCCGCCATCGTCCGCCGCCAGCCGGGTGACATGCTCGCCGACCCGGTAGCGATAGGCGACCGGCCAGCCGGCGGCATCGGGCTCCACCGTCACCCGCTCGGGCCGCAGCGCATAGAGCGTCTGCAGCGTACCGGCTTCGTCGGTGAGCAGCTGGACATAGGCATTGCCGTGGAGCAGCAGCTGCGCCGCCAGCGTCTCGAGCAACCGCTGCCCGCCCGAGGGTGCGACGACCAGCGCCAGCAGCGCCGGATCTGCGCTCTGGAGCGGCGCGCCGCCGACGCCCTCCGCCACCATCCGCACCGCACGCTGCGCGATCGGATTCTGGCAATAGCCCTCGCGCAGCTGCACCTCGTAGCTGCGCGGCCAGTCGCCGACGCTGCCCCAGCCGCCGCGCGCCAGCGCCGGCCGCTGCCCCTCGCGCGCGGCCTTGCGCCCGAACCACTTCATCGCGCCAGCTCCGCGACGCTGAGCTTGCCGTCCTGGTCCAGGTCGCGCGCCCAATAGGCGGCGGTAAGGCTGGCGCGCATGCCTTCCCAGAAGCCGCCGATCAGCTTGTCGGGGGGAAATACCTTGGCGACGAGCGCCTGCACCTCGGCGGCATCGAGCATGCCGTCGCCGTCGCGGTCGTTCACCGCCACGGTGACGCCCGCGCCCACCGCAAGTCCCGTCTGCGCATTGAGCGCGCACGCGCCCGTCAGCAGGGCGAGCAGCCCTGCAGCCATGCAGTTTCGCATTGCGTTTCTCCTGTCGCCTGAAGAGCCCCTCCCCAAGGAGGAGGGGCTAAGAAGTGCCATGCCCAAGATCCTCCCCGGCACGGGGAGGGGGACCGCGCGGCGCAAGCCGCGGGGTGGAGGGGCCGCGCCGCAAGGCGCGGTGTGCCTACGCCGCCGGAAACCGCCGCGTGCCGCGGCGGCCCCTCCACCATTCGCTGGCGCGAATGGTCCCCCTCCCCGTTCCGGGGAGGATCTGGGTTCTCACACCGTCCGCACCTTCGCTTGCCCGCGGCGCCCCAGCATCAGCTCGGTCACCGCCCAGACCAGTGCATCGGCCCGGTCGGGCGAACGCCCCGGCCCTTCATAGCCGCCGCTCGCCTGCAGCCCGGCCAGCTCAGCCTCCAGTTCGGCGAACACGCCCGCGTGCCACACCAGCCCGCGCTCGTAGAGCAGCGCGACCGGCTCGGCGCGGGCGGACTTGCCGCGGCTGGCATGGACCAGCCGGAGCGGCAGCGCGCTGTCCGCGGCCTGGAGCACGCTTCCCACCATCGCGCCGCCCTGGTTCTTCTCCGCCACCACGCACTCGGCCTCGAACCGCGCGGCGCAGTCCGCCACCGCCGCCGCCCAGCCTTCGGGGCTGAGCCCCGCGACGCTCGCATCCGCGAGCACATAGCCGCACCGGTCCTCGCCCAGCCCGACCGCGACGATCCCGCAGGCATCGCCCTCGTTCCCGGCGGGCGGATCGACCCCGACCACCACCCGCACCAGCGGCACGTCGACTGCGCGGCGCTGCCGCTCGATCAGCGCGCGCGGCCACAAGGCGCCCGCGACATCGTCGATCATCTCACCATCCAGCTCCTGCCGCCCCAGCCTGGTGCCGGCATATTCGGCGAACATCGCCTCGACGAAGCTGCGCGGCAGATGGATGTTGTCGCGGGTCCGCCCCCGCGTCTCGTGCAGGGCCGGGCGCGGAATCGCCATCACCCGCCGCATCAGCTTCACCGGCCGCGGCGTCGTCGTCACCACCACGCGGGGCTGCTCGCCGCGGCGCATCCCCATCATCAGATTGTCCCAGGTCGCGTCGGCGGTGCTCGCCGACCATTTGGCCAGCTCGTCCGCCCAGGCGAAGTCATGCTCGGGCCCGCGCAGTTTCTCCGGCGCCTCGGCCGAATAGACCAGCGCGCGCGCGCCCGATCCGAACACCAGTTCGCCCGCCGTGG